TTTAAGACTTTAACATGTAGGGCAATAAATGCGTCACTTACAGGTGCTACAAGATGCGAAAAAATTCTTTATGCAGATGACCTTTGTTCCGGTATTGAAGAAGCATTATCGAGAGAACGATTAGATAAATTATGGCAAACGTACAACACAGACTTAAAAACCAGAAAAAAAGATCAGTGTAAAGAAATACACATCCAGACCCGTTGGTCATGTCAGGATGTGGTCGGGAGACTACAAGTAGAACATGAACATGACCCAAGAGCAAAATTTATTGCAATTCCTGCATTTGATGAAAATGGCGAAAGTAATTTCGAATACGGATATGGAGTAGGATTTTCAAAAGAGTATTTCGAAGATATGCGTCAGTCAATGGATGATGTGTCATTCAGATGTTTATACATGAATCAGCCGATTGAACGCGAAGGACTTCTTTATCATGAAGATGAATTGCGGAGATACTTAACATTACCTGCTAATCAGCCTGATGCTGTTTTATCTATTGCGGATACAAAGAATAAAGGAACTGACTTTTTTGTTCAGCCAGTATTCTACAAATATGGCGATGATTATTACCTTGCGGATGTAATTTGTAGTGATGAGTCTGATTATGAAATTCAGTATGAACGTTCTGTAAATACAGTTATCGCTAACGGCGTTCATGCTTTAAGAGTAGAAAGCAATAATGGTGGAAGTAGAGTTGCATTTGAAATAGATAAGCGGTTAAAAGACAAAGGTTTTTATTGTAATGTGACTGAGAACTACACAACTAAAAATAAAGAGACAAAGATAATAGTATATGCTCCGTGGGTAAAACAACATATTTATTTTAAGGACAGAAGTTTATATTCAAATAAAGATGATTACGGAACATTTATAACTCAGTTGCTAAGTTACACTGTATCAGGAAAAGTACCCCACGATGACTGCGTTGATGCAGTTGCAATGTTTGCAGAATGGCAAGGCAGACCGGAAAGTATACCAACTAGAATTGTAGGCAGTTTATTTTAAGGATTTACGTCAATGGAAAACAAAAAAGTTACATTTGAGAAATACCAAAAACTTAAACTAGAACAAAAGCGTTTAAATGACCGGATAGAATCACTATTATCTGAACGTGATGATATACGGTCTAGGATTTTGATAGATGGTGTCGTTGCATCAGACCAACAATTCCCGTATATAGCACATATTGCGAAGGTTGAGGGTATCGAGGGGGATGATGATAAGTTTGATAACCACATTATAAATCTCGAATTAAAACGTGTGCGAAAGATGCAAGATGCAAATGATTTGGCGTTATCTCAAATACGCGAATTTGTTGATAACATTGACGATGAATATATAAAATCTATAGTTACATATCGCTTCATTGAGGGAATGTCGTGGAGACAAGTTGCATTTAAAATGGGTGGCGGTAACACAGAAGATAGTGTGAGAAAAGCATATACAAGATATTTTGAGAGGATTAAATAATATTGTCCGATTTGTCCGTTTTATATGTGGTAAAATTTACACTGAGGTAGTGAAGTGATATGGAAAAATCAGCTAAAAGTAAACAAAAAGACTTAGAGCGAAAACGTGGCAAGATGTTTATAAAAATGGAATCGTTAAATTATAGACAGTCAGGTGGCGTTGAATTTCGCGGTAAGTATATGACGTTTGAAGAAGTTGGACACAAAATCAGAATCAAAGAATTAGCTAATTTATTCAGAGAACTGGAACAAAAAGAGAAAGAGAAAGATAAGTCATGTTAGGTCATGTTGGAAGAAAACGTATTTATACGGATTATAAATACATAGATGAATCGAATATCTTGTCCGTATTAGGAAGGGCATATTCCAAACATTGTGCCAATGTGTCTGATATGGACTTTTTGATTGATTATGAAGCGGGTATTCATCCTGCCATCAGAGACAGAGAAAAGAAAATCCGTGAAGATATTGACTATAAAGTAGTTGATAATATCGCTCACTACGTATCGAGATTTCATATCGGATATTTTTGGGGTACACCTGCAATGTATATCCAGAGAGGTAATCAGGAAATACATGCATCCGATGAAGTCATAGATGATACAGGCATTACAGGTCTGAATGAAATGCTTCGAAATGGCGAAGATATTTCATATAAAAGACAACAAATTGCTAAATATGTTGAAAAGACAGGCATCGGTCATTCTTTGGTGGAAATTAAACTTGCCGATGAATATGACGATGACGATATTCTGATAAATGATGAAGGTGAATATATCGGTTCACTGTGTCATGTGTACGACTTGGATTCAAGATATACATTTTGCGTATATCATAATGGAATAGGCAGAAAGAAAGTCCTTGGAGTTACTTACGTAAAGAACGAAGATGCTTCGAGGGTATTTACATGTTATACAGATACTTTGATATATGAGATTAAGAACGGCGAAATCACGAAAGTTTCTATCAATCCTTTAGGGAAAATTCCGATTGTTGAATGGAATAGAGATGTTGATTTAACCGGATGTTTTGAACACTGTATAGCTGATATGGATGCGCTCGATGCACAGGCTTCAGATATCGCAAATGATTCTACGCAAAGAACGCAAGATATCTGGTGGGGGCATAATATTGCATTACCTGAAGACGAACAGGGCAATCCGAAACAACCTAAGTCCGGTGATTGGGTACTTACTAATACGCCACAAGGACTTGGAGATCGTGCAAGCGATGCAAAGATAGCACCGTTAGCAAGCACGTATGACAGTGCATCAGCACAAAATCAGTTGTATCGGAAATTCAATCACATCCTTCAGAAGTGCTATGTTCCGATTCAATCAGAGACTACAGGCGGCGGTTCAACTGGTTCTGCTGTAGATATGTCGGCAGGTTGGTCGGCGGCAGAATTAGATGCTTTGCAGGAACAGAACTCCATAGAACTTGCAGCTAGAGAAGAATTAAAGCTGATTCTTAAAGCAATTAAGTTTGTTCCTGAGAATGTTCTTCCGATGGACAGTCCTATAAGAAAAGTCCATCACACGGATATAGATATTCATTTTTCGCGTAGGCGAAATTACGATTTGTCTGTTAAAGCAAATGCGTTTGCTACTCTTGTAGGTCGTGGCGTTCATCCTAGACATGCAATCAAAGTGTGTGAAATCTTTGAGGACAGCGAACAGGTCTATGCAGATTCTAAAGATATGGTTACGGCATATCAGGAAAAAGTCTGTATCGCGCAGCCTACTACATCTGGAGATCAGGCAACGAATCCAGATAAACCACTTGGTAGCAATGATAGAATCCTTCAAGATATGTCAGACCAAATAGATAATAGTCCTAGACTACAGGCAGGTGTTTGATAATGGCACTCGCTAAAATGACATGGGATGAGTTAAATGAACTTGTCGGGTATAAAAAATCTGAACCGTATAACAAGTATTTCAAACCTATGCAAATCAGCGTAACACAGAAGAGAAAACGCATTCGATTAGCAGAACAGATTGACGATATCTTTATTGCGTTGCTGTCTGAATATTTCTATGCAGATCAGCTAAATACAGTTGTTAAGTCAGATATATATGAGCGAACAAGATTAGAATATCTTGGTGCTATAGAAAAATATGTTTTGCCTGATGAATATATTATCAACCATGCAACAACAACCATAACAAATACGATAGAAGTATTGCTTCGACATAGAGAAGACCCGTATTTCTATAGCAAAGATCGGGCAAGGGCAATATCTGAAAACGAAGCGAATACAATATTTAATTATACAGAATATGAAGACGCTATAAAAAATAAGCATTTTAAGACATGGAATACAATTATGGACGGGCGAGAAAGAGATAGCCACGCAGAAGTGAATGGCATTACTATTCCTATATCGCAACCGTTTGAATTAAGAGGTGGATATATGCAATATCCACGAGATGATAGTTTAGATGTTTCCGATGATGAAATAGCGGGATGCAGATGTAGCCTTACATTTTCATAATAATAATAGCCGAAAGGCTTTTAATATATACCGTCAGGGAAGACGTTAAAACGCAGTCGGTCAGGGAAGATCGAACAATAAATTAAACACAATGCGGAGACAACCGCAGAACAAACAGAAAGGTTATCTTTATGAGAAAATTTATGAACAATCATTTTAGCAACAGTCATATTTTTGGCAAACATGCCCGTTTTGTAGTAGCACCGGAAGGTAATGCAGATGTAGGTGAATCGCTTGACAGTAACTTAGATGGTTCCGGTAATGGTTCAGGAATAAGTGAAGTCGATATAGATAGTACAGATGATGCTGATAATTCAGAATCAATCGAACTAATCAAAGCAGAACTTGCCAAAGCAAAAGCAGACGCAGAACGCTATAAGAATTCAATTTCAAAACAGAATAAGCAGATTAAAGAACTTACCGATAAGAATAAGAGTCTTATGACAGCAGACCAACTAGAAACCGAAGCGCAAGAAGCTAGGGAAAAGCGTTTTGCTGAGATGGAGAAAGAACTCCGTACAAATAAGTATAGTAAAAGACTTGTAGGTGTAGGAATGGCTGAAGCTGAAGCTGATTTATTCGCTGCAACAATGCCTGAACTAGAAGATGCTGACACGTTCTTTGATAAACTCGGAACGTTTGTCAAAACAAGAGAAAAAGTAGCAGCAGAAAAGGCAATTCAGGATTTACTTAAATCCAGACCTGATATTCATGCAGGTAACAGCGATTCTGATAAAGATGATTCCGCAATGGTACTTGCTAAAGCGAGTGTCCAAAAATCTAAAACAAGTTTCAGTGGAGTAAATCAAAATATACTCAATAATTATATGTAATAAAGAAAGGGATACATACTATGGCTAGAGGTGACATGAAAGTTGATACTCTCGCTTACAGCGGCGAAGTAGAAATCCTTAATCGTAAGGAAAACGAAGCTGTTTCGATGACTGTTGACTACACTGGTGTTTCAACAACTGCTGCTAATGGCGATAAGATTGTCAAGGCAGGTACTCCGGTTAACAAAGATGGCAAAGTAGTCGGTACTACACCGTGGACAGGTGCAGTTGGTATTCTTCTGCATGATGCGTATGAGTCCAGACCGCAGGTTGCAGTTCTGAAGGTTGGTTATGTTCATACAACTCGCGCACAGGCTAATTCCGGTCTGACATATGACGCAGCACTTGTGACTGCCCTGAATGCAGCAGGTTGCAGGATTGCGTTTGAGGAACCGATTATTGCTACTACGGCGTAATTTAAAATTGAATATGTGACTTATTAAAAATCCGACTACGTAAATGGTATGTAGTCGTTAACTTCAAAAAGATTAGGAGAGGAATATTATTATGAGATTTAATGATATTTTTACGGCACAAGCACTTGCTTATAGAATTGCCGAAGACCCAAGTAATAAAATCCCGTATATGGGCGAAGCGTTTTTCCCGGTGCGTAAGAAAGCAGGTATTGATCTTAGATGGATTAAGGCACGTAACGGGCTTGGTGTTGTCCTGAAACCGTCTACATATGACGCACTGGCAACAATTAGACCCCGTGAAGGATTCTCTATTGTTAACGAGGAAATGCCGCTGTTCCGTGAATCCATGAAGGTTTCTGAACAAGATATGGTTGATATTCAGAGGGCACAAGATGCGAATGACCCGTATGCACAAGATGCTATCGAACATGTCTATGACGATGTTAATAACCTTGTGAACGGCGCAAGGATTGCAACAGAACGCATGAGAATGGCACTTATTGCACCTGCATCTGGCAATCTGAAAGTGCAGATTGGTGTTGCTGATAATACAATTTATAATTACAACTATGACTCTGATGGTGCTTGGAAAGCAAGCCATTACGAAGCAGTTACAGGCTCTAGCACATGGGATAATGCTGATACTGCTACACCGCTTAATGACGTTCAAGAAGGTATTGATACACTTGCAGATAACGGATATGTTGCGAAATATGCAATTATGAATAGCACAACTCTGAATCTACTTGTTGCATCAGCACAGATTAAGAACGCACTTATCACGGTAACTGGCAGAACTGTTGACTTCCTTGATAGAGCAACTGCAAAAGATGTGTTCCAGAGAAAGACAGGACTTATCCCGATTATCTATGATAAGAAGTTTAAAGATTATGACGGAACACAGAAGAAATTCTATCCGGATAATTACATTTCTATTATCGCTGACGGACAGCTTGGTAATACTTGGATGGGTCAGACACCGGAAGAGAGAACGCTGCTTGGTGATTCTAAGGTTGATGTATCCGTACTTGATTCTGGTATCGCGGTAGCAATTCAGAATATCTATGGCCCGCCTGTACGCCATGAGACAACTGTTTCTCAGATTGCTCTTCCGTCATTCGAAGGTATGGATGGTCTGTACGTCATCAAAGTTAAATGATGAGGTAAATATATGATTTTTGATCACATTGTAAAATATAACGGAATCCGTTATGAAGCAGGAAAGGATGTTCCGATTGAGAATAACATAAAACCTACTCAAAAGAATGAACAACCGACTGCAACTCCCGTTGAGAAAACAACGGAAGATACGGTAATTAAAAGGCGCGGTAGAACGCCACAAAAGAGGGATTAAGAATGAATACAACGAGAGCGGAAATTATACATGTTTTAATAGCATATGCAGCAGATGATTATACACCTGCACAACGTCCTCTCGTTGAAGCAATGGTAGATGATGCTATTGGTGAAGTGCAAAATGCCAGATTTCCAAACGGATATAATACTGACAAAGAATGCGAAACACAGAAACTTCATGTCTTGAATAGATATAGGACAAATATAATGCGTATTGCCGAATATCATTACGATAAGATAGGTAAAGAAGGTGTAACAACATTCTATGAAGCAGGTCAGACTACATCGTGGGAATCTGGTGGCACTCCCGATAGTTTCTTCCGTGGTATTGTTCCAATCGCTCGAATAGTTAAATGAGTAGGATGTGTGTGCGTCATGGTTGCGTTGCGGCCTCACGTACATGACGTAGGGTTGTTCCAATAAAGGCGGGCAGGAACATTATAAATAAATGAGGTCACATTATGAGAAGTTTGCGTAGACGAAAGCAAAACATTTGGATATGCAAGGCTAGTATAGATGATTCACACATGGAGCCGATAACCACATATAGCAAACCTGAAATGCATCGTGTATCTGTGTCAAACACATCAGGTACTCCACACGAACTTCCAGTCGGTTTAGTTTCTGAATACACAAGATACTTTGTATCATTTGACAGGAATTTTCACCCTGAAGAGGGTATGGTGCTATTTGTGGATAGGGAACCTGAGTTAGATGACAACGGCGAACTAATATTAGGTGAAAATGGTGAACCGAATGTAAAGCCAGATTATGTGTTAACTCACATAATGGATACTGCTAGAGGAACGATTGCGAGATATGGCATAAAGAAAATAGCAGGTGATGAAGAATCCGCACCTGAATCAGATGGTGACGATGATGAGCAAGACGGTCAAGGTTAATTTATCGGTTAATTCGATAAAAAAGGCTTGCAAGGAACTGAAGTTATATAAAGAACAGATAAGATTTAAAACATCTATATTTGTCCAAAGATTATCAGAACTTGGAGTTAGTGTAATTGATGCTCATAAATACAGTCATGGTGATTCTGATTTTAATAACCTACATACATATGCATGGTTAGAAGAATCTGGTTCAAAAGTAAAAGTCACACTTGTCTTATACGGAAAAGATGTAGCTTTTATTGAATTCGGTGCAGGTGTTGCTTATAACGGTGCAGGTGGTACAAGCCCGAATCCATATGGTCAACCACTTGGAATGATTATAGGTTCATACGGCAAAGGTCATGGACTAGAAGATTACTGGTTTTATTTGGACGATGAAACAAATGAATGGGTAATGAGTAAAGGTACAGAAGCCGCAATGCCAATGTATTATGCTGATACGGAAATTCATAAACAGTTTATTGAGATAGCAAAAGAGGTATTTAAGTAATGGCTACGGGAATTGAATTCAGTGTAGATGATGTATATAGTGCATGGAGAAAATACCTGTTAGCCAATTCAAAGGCTAAATACTTCGGGATGGTATTCGATACAAAGAAACAGGCTAATTTTCCTTATGCCAATTTCAAACTTGTAGGTAGACCGACAGGTGGTAGTACATTGCTGAATGATGAAGCAAGCATAAACCTAACCTTTGAAACTGAAGCCTACATAAACTCAAACAAATATACAACACTGTATGACATTGATACAGCAAGCGCAAACTTTTTTATAGAGTTAGGATTCCGCAGAATAGGCAATTCAGAACCGATTAAAGTAAGTGATACCGTTACAAAGATTACAAGCCGATTTGTTCTGAATAACTATTGCGGGTATTTTTTAAAAGATATAAGTGAATTTTGATATATACCGATTACTAGAAAAAGTAATCGCTAACCCCAATTAGTTAGGGGAGAAAGGAAACTAATATGGCAGTTACGATTGCAGGTGTTAGCACACTCGGAGTTAAACTTAGCTATGGTATCGAAACAACCGCAGGTACAAAACCCGCTACTTTCACCCTTCTTCCTAGAGTAAATAGCATTTCTGGTATCGAACTTGATACGGAAGAGATTGACGCTTCTGCTCTTGAAGATATGGTTGAACGTAACATTTCTGGTAGACAGTCTACTGGTGGCGATTGGAGTTTCGACTTTAACCTTACAACTGAAACAAAGCCGATTTACAAAGGAATGCTTACAGCGTCACAGACCGCACTTGCAGCAGGTAAGAGAACATGGTTCCAGATTGATGTGCCGAACCTTGACGAAGCATTTTTCGTTGTTGCTCAACCGGGTGCAAAGGTTCCGCTCCCGGATATCGGGCAGAATGAACTTCTGGTTGCGACTATTTCTTGCACGATTGATGAGTATAAAGAAATGGATGCAAAGGTTACACCGACAGACCCAACAGAAACTACTACATGATAATAACTTAATAATATTTAACGGGAGGCCGCACTTCTATGTATAAAATTATTCCTATTGATGGTAAAGACTATAAACTTGAATTCACGATTGAAGCATCACTTTGCCGTGAGTGCATTGAAAAGATTTCAGGGCTGATGGTAGACCTTAGTAAAAGCGATGATATTAAACAGATGCTTTCAGGTGTTTCAGATATTCCGTACACAGCATTGATTTGTTTCTATGCAGGTTTACTTGAGCATCACGGTTCACAGCCCGATGGAGATGGTACTGTTCCAGATATCAATGCAGCAAAACGACTTGCGGTAAAATTGCTTCGTGATGAAAATAGCGATATAGATAACTGGTATGATCTTTTCACTACATGTATTGACCAGATGGGTGAAGATGGTTTTTTCGAGTTAGTAGGGATGACAAGTCTCACAACGGAAAAGAAACCGAAGAAAGTACCGCAAGATCACAAGAGAAAACAGACGAAACTTTCAGAGACATAATTCTAGGCAGATTATATCGAGCAGCGATAAGTCGCGGAATGTCTAAACATGATTTCTTTCATAGTACTCCGAATGATATAGATATATTCATTAAAGAGTACGATGCACGTTATGAACGTGAAGTCAAAATGAGGACTGAAGAAATTGAATATTCGTCATGGTTGAATGGCGTATATGTAAGAATAGCAGTCGCAAGCGCACTGAATGGCAAAAAGGTGAAATATCCTAAGAAACCGCTCGATAATAAAAATGTTCCACAAAATATCGAAGTCACAGAAGAAATGTCCGAAGAAGATAAAGAAAAGGCAAGGCAGCAATTCGCTGAGAATATGCAAGAGTTGTTCTTGAAACCAAATAAGAAGAAGGGGCGATAGTTAATAACTACCGCCTTTTTTTGTATCTAAAAATATAAAGGGGGGCGCGAAATTGGCAGATGGTAATGATTTGACTATAGACAGCCTACAAATAGAAATAGCGTCCAGTTCCGCAGATGCTGAACAGTCTATAGACAGGCTGTGTGCGTCCTTAATGGGATTAAATACCCCGTTAAAAAAGATTGGAAGTAATGTAGGCAATTTAAGAAAAATGATTACTACTCTTTCCACTTTACAGAACTTCAAAATGCCAGACTTGTCTCAGACGGTCGGACAGTTGGAAAGAATTAGTAAAATTGATTTTAGTAAATTACAAGGTAAGGCTTTAGACTTCAACATTAAAGTATCCGGTGCGAGTAAGATGGAACGCATGAAATACGCAATCATGGATGTTGAAGCAGTTGCAGACCAAGAAGCAAAGAAAATTGCTGCGGATTTTGAGAAAGCCTTTAACCTTGATAAATCCGCGACTAAGCGGATTCAGGCAGATATAAAAACAATGTTTAATGAAATCGCCAAAGATGAAAATGGTGGTGGATTTGAACTGAATGATATTATTAAGACCGTCAATGAAGCCGGGAGTGTAACAAAAAATACATTTGAGCAATACATGCATGGCATGAGTGACGATCTTATTCATGAATATGCGGAATTTATGAAATATGTTACAAATCATCCCATAAATTCCAAAGATATTTTAAACGCGCAAGGTTCAGGAAAAGGCGGCAAAGGTGCAAAAAGTATAAAAGAAAATTGGTTTCAAGGTGGTTTTGGAAATCTAGTTTCAAAGAATGGCGAACATCTTGATGAAGGACTTTTTGATTATTTACTCAAAGAATATCCAAATGTCGCATCAGGAGCAGACGAAGCTGCTTCACATGTAGAAAAGCTACTTAAAATGCTTGAAAATGCGAAGCGAGCATTAAATGAACCTGCGAGTACAAAAGATGCACAGGTATTTAAAAGTGCGTTTATAAATGATTCGTTTGTAAATGTTATCGAGCGAGTTAATGAAATTAAAAACAAGTCAATGAAGGAATCTGCAACTAAGATACCTTTAGACTTGGTTATTGATGAACAACGCATCGAGAAACAGATTACAAGTGCAATTAAGAAAGCTGTAGCGAAAGCAAAGGAAGTGGATTACGGAAAGATTAACTTAAATCTTGCCGTAAATACGTCAGGGTTAAGACAAGATATCAATGATTCTCTAGGAAAAATTGACCCGTCAAAAATGACAGACGTATCTAATGCTTTAAAGAATATGACTAGAGCATATTCAGTTATAGCTAAAACAGATATAAAAGGCAGTGGTTTTACAGGATTTGCTAACGGATTAAAAAGAATGATTGATGCATCTAGTGGATTTGATGCGAATTCATTTGAAGCTATGGCAAATAGCACTAAAGCACTTGCGAATGATGTAGCAGGTATAAATGTCAAAACAGGTGGCGTTGCTGCACTTGTAAACGGCATTTCAAGGCTTATAAATGCTTCAAAAACGTTTAATCCATCAACTTTCGATGTGATATCTCAATCAGTTAGAAAGTTATGCAATGATTTAAGAGATGCAGGAAATGGTGCTGAAGCAGCTTCCAGTTTTGCCCGTTCATTAGGAACGTTAATCAACAGTATAAATAAATTTGATTCAGGTTCCAATAATTTTGCGGATATTACATCAGAATTAGTGAATATGTTCACATCTTTAGCAAATATACCTATTTCTGATAATTTAGCAAAAGCTACAGAAGGATTAGGAAATCTTGCGGCGACATGTGGTAAAACAAGTGCATCTGTTCAGGACGTATACAAGAGTTTTGCTTCAAATAACTCATCTATAAGTTTTTTTGCTGATTTATTTAGCAATGCGAGTGCAACTATCAAAGGATTACAGCAAGACTTTGCTGCAATTCATCCATCTGCAAAAATATTCGGTGAATTATTTAGAAAAATAGGTGAAAGTTTTAAGACCTTCTGGCAACTTACTAAAAAAGTAGCTTCAGGACTTAAATTATTAGGAACTGAGATTGTTAAACTAGGTAAGAATCTTGGCAAATTCTTAGGAGCCGAAGTAAATCTTGCCGTATCTGGTTTACAGAAACTCGGAAAAGAAGTAAGTGGGTTAAAAGAAAAAGTACCTTCAGTTGATACTCTACATCTTAGCCTAAAAAATCTTCTTGCAACAGTAATAGGTTTCCGTGGAATTACAGGTGTATTTAATTGGGCAAAAGAAGCACTAACGTTAGGTGGCGATATTACAGAAATTGACCATATTATAGAATCGGTATTCGGTGAAAATATGACCGGATACATCGAAGAGTGGTCAAGAAATGCAATCAATAACTTCGGTATCGCACAGGGCGCAGCTAAACAGTATGCAGGTACTTTGAATGCTATGTTCAAAGCATCAAATATTGCTTCTGATAAATCGTCTGTAATGGCAATAAAAATGGTTGAGTTAGCAGGTGACTTATCTGCTTTCTATAATATTGATACAGCCGATGCATACCAGAAAATCCAAGCGGGTTTAGCAGGTATGGTCAGACCATTAAGAAGTCTCGGACTTGACCTCAGTGTAGCTAGTTTAAAAGAATATGCTTTAGCACAAGGTATCACGAAGTCATATACGGAAATGACGCAAGCTGAGAAAGTGATGCTTCGTTATCAGTATTTACTTGATCACACTGCTGTACAAACCGGGGATTTTAAAGCCACTTCAGAATCGTTGGCTAACCAAATTCGTATTCTTCGCGCAAATCTACAGGCAATCACAACTGAAATCGGCGTTGGATTTGCAGCAGCGATTAGGCATGTAGTAATTATTCTCAATAAATTACTTGAAAAAGTCCTTATCGTATCAAAAGCATTTTCCACATTTATGCAGACACTTTTCGGTAAATATAAAGGTGGATCAAAAGGTTTTACATTTGATGATTATGGAATGGATGATGCGGAAGATAACTTGGGCAATATGTCAGATAGTGCAAGTGATGTTGCTGACGGGCTATCAGATGCGGATGATGCGACTAAGAAACTAAAGAAAGATTTATCAGTCCTTCCGTTTGATGAATTAAATCAGCTTTCTAAAGATTTAGAGCAGTCAACAACAAAAAATAAAAATAAATCTCCGTCAGGTGGAACATATGAACCGAATATCAGCGATATGGATGATTTGATGGATGGTGCATTTGATTTAGATTTTGACGGACTTGAATCTCCATTAGGAAAACTTGAAGAATACATCAGTGAATGGGCAAAACGAATCAAAGAACAATTCGATAAAAAGAATTGGGATGGACTTGGTAGAGAAGTAGCAAAAGGAATCAATGATTTCGTAGATTACCTACTTGGCATTTTCGACCCACAAGAAGCTAAGAAAAAAATCGGTGAATGGATAGACGCTTTTACTACATCATTTAACGGATTTGTCGATGAATTAGATTTTGAAGATATCGGAAGACTTATCGGTGAAGGACTTGACGTAGTTTTCAGTTCTATCAATAGACTGGTAGATGGAATTGATTGGCAAAGATTAGGCGAACAACTTGCAAGCGGTGCAAACGGCTTAGTTGAATCAATTCCGTGGGAAGAACTTGGAAAACTTCTGACAAATAAATTCAATATCCTTTGGAATATCGCTGAAGGATTTGCGACTAAGTTTAATTGGTCAGGACTTGGAGAAGGACTTGCCAGAGGTGCAAATGCACTTGTTGAGAAAATTGATTTCAAGTCTCTAGTTAATGCAATATCAGCAGGACTTAACGGTATTGCTGATGCTGTTAATAGGTTTGCAACCAATTTCAAATGGTCACAATTAGGACAAAAACTTGCTAAGAATGCTAACCAACTTATCAATCAGATAGATATAGATAAAATTGGCACTGCGCTAGGAAACATTCTTAATGGATTATTTACTGTTGCATATAATTTTGTATCCAATTTCAATTGGAAAGAACTTGGTTCAATGTTTGCAAATGGCATAAATTCTCTTATTGCCACTGTGAATTTTGATTTTATTGCATCTACAGTTTATACGGGATTAAACGGCGTTATTGATTCTATAAGGTCATTTTTCGCTGATTTGGATGTTGTCACTGCGGGAAATAAAATCGGAAAAGCATTTGCAGATATGATTAACGGAGTCCATTGGAAGGATTTAGGAACTGGACTTGCAGAGATTTGGAACAAAGCATGGTCTTTCCTTAATGAATTTATTTCAAATCTTGGAACAACTGATGTAAGAGTAGAAGGTTTATACAGCTTCAACAATATATCTCAAAGTGATGTAGATAAAGCATTAAAAAAAGGAACAGGAATCGGTCAAGCAATACATGATGCATTAAGAGGTGCTATCGAAAATGTAAAGATTGACGATATGGTTGATTCAATCAATAAACTTGTTCAGAAAATCGCGCAAGATATTTCTATTGCATTTGGAGATACTACTCTATGGTATAAGATTGGGCATACTATCGGTGAAGGAATAAGTGGAATTTTAGGAAATAAAGATACTGTAGAAGAAGCTACTAATGCTATAAATGCTATAGCTGATGCGTTGTATTTATTATTTGCAGGTGCATTTGATGCATTGAGTTCTCATTCTCAAGAAATTGGTGGAAATATAAGAACATTTCTTACTGGTTTACCTTGGGATGCAATTTTTGGTGCAATGACAACTATCTTGGTTGCTAAAATTGCTGCTAAAGTTCCTATTATTATTGCAGGTTGGGCTATTAAACAAGCACTAATAAAGAGTATCAAAGGTGTATTAACAGAAGTTGCAACAGACGGAACAGTAGCAAATGCGGGTGGTGGTGTATTTAAAGGCATCATAAATGGCGCGGAAACATTAAAAGAAAAACTTGCCACAGTATTACCAAAAGCTATAGCGACATTAAAGAATTCGTTTAAAGGCTTAATAGAAATATTAGGAGCTGAAGGTGTATCAGGTTCAGTTCTTGGCGGCCTATTGCTTGCAGGTAAAGCAATTTCCGAACTGCAAGACAAAATGGCAGGTGGAAACGGAATGCTAACGCCTGAAGGAAAAGTTGTAGACGATTTTATTACTCAGCTTCAACAGATGGGATCAATTAGCGAAGATGTAAAAAATAAACTGTTTGAATTGAAAGAAGCGTGGGAAGAAGGAACGATAACTCAGGCAGAATTTGCAGAGCAGTTTAAGACTACACTTGAAGAAGCAGGTGTAAGTGCTGAAACAGCATCAACACAGGTAAAGAAAATTGCGTCTACAGGTTATGAATCAAAAGAAGCTGTCGACTTCCTTAGTACATCAATACAAGGATTATCAAGCAATGTTGATAATTCACAATCAGCATACGATACTTTAGGTATAACCGGAGAAGAAGCATTTGACAAAATTAAATCAGCATTAGGACTTCTTGATGCTAGTTTAGGTGATAATTATGGAACGCTTACAAATGATTTTGTAAATGCTTATCAGGAAAGCAGTAATAGTGCGACAGAAGCATTATCTTCTGTTACAACTAAATGGGAAGGGATAAGCGAATATCCTGCTAGAATCAAAGCTGCTATTGATGAAAGTCTTGGAGAAGGTGCATTTGATACGCTTATTTCAGCTACAGACAGTGCAGGAGCATCATTCGATTCAACGGCAAGTAAAGCAGAAAACTATGGGAATAAAGTTAAATCAGCAGGTGATTTAGTTGCTACAGCAACAGAACATTCAAAAGCCTATAACGAAACAACAAGTCAATCTCCATCACTAATTGAAACATTACTACCTATAATCGGTGGGCTTGCATCAAAATTCCTTGCAAGTTTCGGTCAGAAGGAACAGTATTACTCCACAATGGAGACAAATGTCGGTGAGACTGGCAAAGCTGTAGATGAAAAAGGCGGCGTTCTTACAAATGCGATCCAGACTTTAGCTAGTAAGGCATTAGCAACATTTAGAATAAATATTCCTAAATTCAAATCTTCATCTGAAGAAATCCCAACGGGAATTGGAACTGGTATTCAGGCAAAACAGCAAGAGCCTATAAATATGGTTCAGCAAATGTCTGAATTGATGCAAGAGAAATTCAGAATTCATAACGGCATCAATTCACCGTCAAGCGTTTATTCCGGAATGTCAGAAAATATTCCATTAGGTGTTGCACAAGGAATCGCAAATAAACAACCAGATGCACTTGTAGCAGTTGTAAATCTTGTAACTGCTATGAAAGAAAAGTTTGACGCTCATTTAAAAATTATTGGCAACGATCTTAAAGAAGGTGGAGAGGGAATAATTGGTCAGTTGATATCAGGAATTCAGTCCAAAGAGGGTGAATTAACTGGTCAAATTGAGAATATAAAGTCATTGCTTGATTCACTGAATGAAAAAGCTAAAGAGATTGCTAAAGTTGCTATAGATAGTGGTTCAGAAATAATTGGCAGTCTTATCAACGGAATGGATTCCGAAATGGGCAACTTGGAAAATATAGTGAATAAAGCCAGTGAAATGCTTCGTACATTTATTGATAATCTTTCAAAATTTAAAGATGATGCATCAACTCAGGCAAAAGGAATTATGCAAGGTGTAGTAAAAGGATTAGGCGAAGGACATGCTGAAATAAAAAGTGCATTTGAAGATATAAATGGAATGTTTAGAGAATGCTTATCAAATTTAAAAGGAATAGAATCTGAATTTTATACAGCGGGTGCAAATATTATAACCGCCTTGCAAAATGGTATAAATAGTATTAGACTTATGATCCCGACAATTTCTGTTTCTTTCTGGCCTCAGTATTATAATAACGGTCAGAATTGGGTTGATATTCCTCAATTTGAAGTAAATTATCCTTGGGCTGCTAAAGGTGGTTTATTCACAGACCCGTCAATCATAGGTGTCGGTGAAGCAGGTGACGAAGCAGTTCTTCCTCTTACTAATAGAAAGACAATGGGTATGATTGCTGACGCGATTGTATCAAATTCATCTGGCATTGGATTAGATGAACAATCGCTTGTTGATGCAGTAGCACAAGGATATGTACGTGCTATGATGGCTAATCAGAATAATCAACAGCAACCAATTATTAACGTAGTATGCAAGACTGAAAATGATGAGGTTTTGTTTAGAGCAGTGCAACGTGGGCGCGAATCTGTTGAATATAGAAATAATCCCACAGCACAATACGGATTTTAAATATAAGAGAACTGCCTGTTAACTTAGGTGGTTCTCTTTTTTTACGAGGTACAAACATGGCTAGAATTTTTTGGAAAGTAAACGGAACAGCTATGCCGTGTCCTTCTACTTGGCAATGGGGGTTACAAGATGTAAGTGCAGGAGAAAGTGGTAGAACTGATGATTCTATAATGCATAAAAACCGTGTAGCACAGAAGCGTAAGATACAGATAGGCTATAACGGAATAAATGATACAGATGCACAAACAGTCTTGCAAGCAGTAAACCCAGAATACATAGATGTTACATATTTTGACTTAATGGCAGGCGAAAATCAAACACGAACATTCTATGTAGGTGATAGAAATGGCGTTTTTAAATGGTGGTGGGATGGAAAACATATTCTAGCATCATTAACATTCGATTTGATTGAAAGGTAGGTGATTGTATTGTGGTAAATGTTTCAAAAGCATGGAGACAATCATTAGCCAACGATCAACGAGATTATAAAGAGTTCGTAAAAATTACGCTAAGAGATAACACGGTACTAAATTTAACAAATGAAAATATCAGGAACGGTGGTTTATCTTTAGATGATTCAGTATCTGGTGACAGTGATTTTCAAATCGGTTCCGCAATCATAAACAAGTGTCATTTGACGATAAACAATGTTTATGGGGATTATGATGAATATGATTTTTACGGAGCAAGAGTTGAGGTTCAAATAGGACTTCAAATAGGCGAGAATGTTGAGAAGATAAAGAAAGGGAAATATATAGTCGATAATGCTACATATAACGGGCAACTGATTTCCCTTGACTGTTATGATTACATGTACTTCTTCGATGTTCCGTATAGTAGCAGTAATCAAATCTACCCGGCAACGATAGATGACATTGTGCGGAATTGCTGTACAGATGTAGGTGTTACGCTAAATACTTATAATTTCCCACATAAAAATTATTCTATCACAACCGCACCTGAAAAAGATAAAACTACATATAGAGAAATCATTTCATGGTGCGCTCAAATTTGCGGTTGTTTCGCAAGATGCAATAATGAAGGACAACTTGAATTGAAATGGTATCCGCAGACAACGCTTGAAACTACTATGGATGGTTTGGATGGTGGCGTTTTTGATAATGGAACACCTTCTTATACATCAGGTGACGCCGCAAACGGCGGTTCATTTAATCCGTGGAATACAATCTCAACGAAAGATGGTGGTACATTTACATGGCCTCAAGATATTCATGTAATCAGTTCGTTATATAGCCATCAGATATCCGTTGACGATGTAGTTATAACTAGAGTACAGGCGATTGTGAAAGCTGAAGATACGCAAAATTCTTCACAGTCTGAAAAAGCGATTGCAGTCGGTACAGAAGGATACACAGTTTCTATTAGTGGAAATCAGTTCATCACGGAATCAAATGCAAATGAAATTCTAACATGGTTAGGAACACAACTAATAGGCTTTCAATTTAGGAAAGCAAATATTTCTCATGCGTCTGATCCTTCGATTGAAGCAGGTGACTGTGCGATAGTATTTGACCGTAAAAATAATGGTTATCCTATTGTTGTTTCAAGTACACGATTTAGTACAAGTGGTTCACAAAATACTGTTTCTGCTGCTCAAAATCCATTACGTAATAGTGCTGCTCGATTTTCAGCAGAGACTAAGAACTATGTGGATTTAAGACAGAGAATTAAAAATGAGCGAACAACAAGACAACAGATAGAAGCACAACTTGCATCCGATATAGCTAATTCAAATGGCATGTATAAGACGGAAAGAGTTGAGAATGGGGCAACGAAATATTATTTACATAATAAACCTAACCTCAATGATTCAGCCATTAGAATTCTGTTTTCAGATGTAGGAATTACTGTTACTGCTAATGGTCTGGACGCTAATCCTACATGGTATGGGCTTAGAGTAAATGGCGATTTGATATCGCGCATACTTACAGCAACAGGCGTAAATGCAGATTGGATTGATACAGGGGCTTTAGTTGTAAGAGATAATAGTAATAATGTTTTATTTAAAGCAGATATATCAAATCATACCGTTACACTTAATGGATATGCTAAGTTTACAGATTTAGCAGGGAATGGAACTACTACTATCAATGGAGCAAACATCACAACTGGAACTGTATCGGCTTCACATTTGGATTTAAGTGGCGTTGCAACGATATCAGGTCTTGCAAATGGAACAACAACTATTGACGGTGGATGTATTAAGACAGGTACTATTGATGCAAACAGACTCAATATATCCGGTTTTTTAACAGCTTCTGATGTAGGAGATAATGGCAGTACAGTTATTAGTGGCAGTCGAATAACAACAGGAACAATAAATGCTAATCTAATTAAAACAGGTTCTATTGTATCACAGGAAGGTGGCAACTATCCAAACCTTTATATAAATTTAACTGACGGAACTATAAACATCAAAAAAGGCTCAATCAATCTAGGTAATGGAAATTTTGTAGCTGATTCTGATGGAAAAGTGACTATGAAAAATGCCACAATTACTGGTTATCTCAAACCTTCAGATGTAGGAGATAACGGTAGTACAACCATAAGTGGCAATAGAATAACTACAGGAACTATATCTGCATCACGACTTGACTTATCTGGCGTTCTTACTGCATATGATGTGGGAAATAATGGCAGCACGACTATAAGCGGTAACAGAATTACTACGGGTACAATTTCCGCATCGCGGTTGGATTTATCTGGTGTTCTTACTGCATATGATGTAGGTACATATGGCAGTACTACGATAAGTGGTAGTAGAATAACTACAGGTGTATTAAACGCAAGCCTGATTACAACAGGCGAAATGTCTGCTGCTAGAATAACAAGTGGTACATTAAGAGATTCGTCATACAGAAACCAAATCAATTTAAGTAGTGGCGAAATTTCATTTACATATGGCACTATGAATTTTAATAGTGGTTCTTTTAAAGTTACTTCAGCAGGACATTTAACTTGTAATGGAGCAACGTTAAACGGAACTCTTCAAACATCTAGTGATGGACATAATGCATATATGAATGGGGATTCATTTTATGTTCAATCTGGTTCCACAAAACTTGGTCGAATGTATAGTTGGTATCCTAGTAGTAGCTTTATACAGAGTTGTACTGTTGAAACATGGGCTACATCTAATGCTCAGTTGATACTACAAGTTGGTTCTATGAGCGGAACATATATACAACTTGATTCAGACGGTGTATATGTACATGGGAAATTAACTGTATCAGGTTCGTTTACGGCTTCATCGAAGAATAGAGTAATAGATACAAAAAATTATAGTTCTAGGGCTTTATATTGTTACGAAACAGCAACACCTTATTTTGGAGATATAGGTGACGGTATAATAAATGAAGACGGTGATTGCTATATAGCTATTGATCCTATATTTGCAGAAACCGTTCAATTAAATAATTATCAGGTATTTTTACAAAAATATGGTGATGGTGATTGTTATGTTTCAAAAAGAACACCGTCATATTTTGTAGTTCATGGAACACCAAATTTAGAATTTGGTTGGGAAATGAAAAGTTTACAAGGCAGTACTAATATTCAAAGATTAGAAGAATACAATATTAAACCGCAAGAACCTGTAAACAATGATGATTATATGAAAAATGCAGAATATAAAATAAATAACCAAGATGAGCCGAACTACGGTGAAGAAGCTAAAGAACATATAGAACATTTATATAACGAAAGGATAACAGTATGAAAACAGTGACTTCAGTAACAGTGTTTAACGATTCAGTTGGTGTAAGAATGAGTGTTACATATTCGGAAATTGATGAAACAACAGGGCAGGTTATAACCGATAATAAAAGAATTGATCGCGTTATTACAAGTAGGGAAACAAAGAATATTATCAGCGATTTAACAGATGCCGCACAGGACTTTGTAGACGCACTTGAATGAGAGGTAATCATATGATTGCACAGCTTAATTTTGAGATTACAAATCAGACTATAAGACGGGTAGATAAGTTTGAACCCGTTGAAAAATCAATGAATTATCTGCTTGCGTCATTTTCGTTTAAAACAGGTGAGTGGAACAATGCTCCGCTGAAAACAGCAATATTTACAACTGAAGAGAATAAAGCGTACAAAGCCATCATTAACGATGGTCTTTGTGCTGTTCCGTGGGAAGTATTGCAGAAACCGGGATATATCAATGTCTCAGTATACGGTGGAGATAGAATTACCACAAACAATGTATCTGTATATATCGAAACAAGCGGATATGTGGAAGACGCAGAAAACGAAAATGACCCAACTTCTGATATCTATGATCAGATGATGGGCGAAGTTAATTATATAAAAGATGGTAACTTGGACGGTGGATTATTCACCGACTGGAATACAGAAGTAGAGGGGTGACTAAATGGCTATACAACACAGACGAGGGGCTTATGGAGACTTAGACCCTACAAAAGCAGTTCCCGGCGAGGTACTTGTTGTTTTACAGGATGACCCGACTTCTATAGACGGAAAAGCTGCATATATGGCATTTTCCGCAGGTAATATTAAGCGTATGGCAACATACGATGAAGTCAAGCATTACAACGAGGATTCCCGTGAATATGCAGAAGAAGCAAAAGGATATAAAAACGATGCTCAGACCGCTATGACTGCAACACAGACCGCAGCAACAAACGCAGCTAATTCAGCCAGTGCAGCAGCAGCTTCTGAAACTCATACAGCTACTATGTTAGCACAAGCTGAAACAGTGATAACAGATGCGAAAGAAGAAGCTGTTGAGGACGCAATCGCTGAAATTGAAGAAGCGAAAAATACAAAGAAACAGGAGATTTTAAATATCACTACATCTGCTGAAACAATCGCTACAAATGCAATGTCAAAAGCAGATGACGTAGAAAATCATCAAGCTGAGATTGATACGAAAATTGCTAAACTCGAAGCAGATATGCAAGATGTATCAATAGACCCGGATGACTTAGGGTTATATCAGGATATGGATACAGGGTATGTTTACCCGACATATAGAGGAACTGTTTCAGAAAATGGCATTCCGCTTGCTACAGGCGGTGGCGGCGGCGGTGGCGGCGGCGGTGAAACTGTTTCTGCCGTTTTCACATGTACAAATACTACAGGTTGGCTTAGTAGAACAGTTCCTAGTGGAGCAGATACTTGCAATGTTACATTTAATTGGTCGAGTATTGAGAACGAACTTGCTACAGGTGATGGAACTGCAAGAATTGCCGTAAATGAAATTGTTATGGCAAGTTTCCAAGTACAACAAGGAAATATTACAATCAATATCGCACCTTATCTGCAAACAGGACAGAATAAAGTAAAAATTCGTATTTCGGATACATATGACCAAGCTAAAACAACTACATTCAATATCACAAGTGTTGTATTATCAATTTCATCCCCGTTTGATAGCACAGCACAGTATAGCAGCGCATTCACATTTAGCTATACGCCTATAGGTTCTGTAGAAAAGACAGTGTATTTCATTTTGGACGGGCATCAAATCGGAACACAGGTTACAAGTGTTTCTAATAGGCAAATGTCTTACACAATACCTGCACAGACTCACGGTGGACATAGCTTAAATGTATACTTTGAATCCGTTATCAATAATGAAACTGTTCGCTCAAATGAGTTGTACTATGAATTCACTTATGTAGACCCGAATAGTACAGCAACGATTATTACAAGTAGTTTCAATGATACTACACAGAAACAGTATTCAACAATTCCGATACCATATCAGGTTTATAATCCAAACAGCTTGACAGCAGAAGTAACTATTTCTGTAAATAACGTAGTTGTCTCTACGCAGACAGTTGACAGAACTGAACATTCGTTCTCATACAGAGCGAATAACGCAGGTGAGTTGACTATCAATTTCAGAAGTGGCACAGCGACAAAAACTATCACAATTACAGTTACAGAACTTGATATTGATGTTGAAGCTGAAACCGATTCATTGACGTTGTTCTTATCTTCTGAAGGACGGTCAAACAATGAAGCACATCCTGATGTATGGGAATATGGAACAGGCAATGACAAGATAAGTTGTTTATTCACAGGATTTAATTGGATTACAGATGGATGGTTGACAGATAGTGATGATATTCCATGTTGTAGTATTTCAGGTGGAGCAACTCTTACTATTCCTTATAAACCATTTGCTACAGACTTTAGAAATACAGGTAAGACGTTTGAAATTGAATTTGCAACTAGAAACGTACTTGATTATGATGCAGTCATTTTCTCATGTATGAGTGAAGGAAGAGGAATTACACTTACAGCACAGAAAGCCACGTTAAAAGCTGAACAGTCTGAAATTTCTACACAGTACAAAGAAGATGAGCATATCAGGATTTCATTTGTTGTAGAAAAGCGTACAGAAAATAGGCTTGTATATATTTATATTAACGGGATTAACTCAGGCGCAATTCAATATCCTGCCGATGAAGACTTTTCACAGACAACACCTGTAAACATTACAGTTGGCTCTTCTGCCTGTACGATTGATTTGTACTGCATCCGTGTATATGATAACGATTTAACCAGATATCAGGTTGTTAGTAATTGGATTGCAGATACTCAGAACGGTACATTGATGCTTGAAAGATATACTCATAACAATGTTTATGATGCATACGGAAAGATAGATATTACAAATCTTCCGTCAAATCTTCCTTATATGATTTTTGATTGTCCAGAACTGCCACAGTACAAAGGTGATAAGAAAACATGCTCCGGTAATTACGTGAACTTACTGAATCCGTCAAAGAGTTTTAGCTTTACTAATGCTCAGATAGACGTTCAAGGTACATCTTCACAGTATTATCGAAGGAAGAACTATAAAGTGAAATTCAAGAGCGGTTTCACTCTTAGTAACGGGCATGTAGATAAATACGCAATAAATGACAAGGCAATACCTGTAAGTACATTCTGTTTCAAGGCAGACGTTGCATCATCCGAAAAAGCAAACAATGTTGAATTGGCAAGGTTGTTTAACGATGTTTGTCCGTATAAGACACCTTCACAGACTACAAATAGCAAAGTTAGACAGTCTATTGACGGTTTCCCGATTGTTGCATTCTGGCATAATCCCAATGATGGAACAACAAGTTTCATAGGATGTTACAACTTCAACAATGATAAATCAACTGCTGATACATTCGGTTTTGTAAGCAATGATGAATCATGGGAAGTTAAGAATAATACAAGTAATCGTGTACTGTTTAAATCAGATGATTATTCAACTGATGCTTGGCTTGATGACTTCGAAGCAAGATTTCCTGATACAGACCCGCCATATGAAGACCCTGAACAGCTTGCAGATTTTGCATCATGGATTGTAACAACAGATAGAACAGCAGCTACAAATGTTGCACTTCCTGAACCTGTTACATACGGTGATGTTACATATACAACCGACAATGCTGATTACAGGCTTGCTAAGTTTAAGGCAGAGATAGGCAATTATACAGAACTGCAAAGCGCATTATTCTACTATTTATTCACTGAGTTATTCCTGATGGTCGATAGTAGAGCGAAAAATGCATTCCCGTCATTCATGGGAACAGCAATATCATAAACACTCAATAATAAGTAGGCGTAATTATGCGCCTACTTCTTTTTTTACATAAGAGGTAAATCATATATGAGCATAAAGAAAAAAATAGTATGGCTTGGATATGACTTTGACACGGCACTTGGGATTAAATGTTGGTTCCAAGTATAAAAAATCTTCTCTAATATGCGGCGAAACTCTGATAGGACAGACAACGCCTAGGAAAATATATAGCGATAATCGCATATGGTTTTATTACTAATAAATATATTCGCTTATATATTGCCTACAACGACTGAGCGAGAAGAGGGTGAGTCATACATCCATGCAACAGTCTGAACACACGCTATAATCCTATTTATAAAGAAACGTGTGAGGAACGGTCAGAGGTATCCAGACCACTTAAAGAAGTACCGTTCCCACCTATTTAATATAGGTCATAAAAGTAACAGAATTTGCAACAATGAGGGTGCATTAGTATTCTCATATAACCTAGAAGATATTGACCATATACAAGGTGGCGCGAATGTATTTAATGGTCAAGATTCTGTAATGTGGAATAATCTCCGTGATGCATTTGGTGATGAATTGCGGAACATGTATCAAACATTGCGGTCACAAGGCAAGCTGTCATATTCAAACGTCGAACAGGCATTTGAAGAACACCAATCAAAATGGCCTGAAGCATTATTCAATGAGGATTCATGGTTCAAATATCTTCAGCCACTTGTTGAAGATGGTGACGGTTCATATTTGGATATGTTACAAGGCAGTAAAGCTGAACAGCGGAAATGGTGGCTTTACAATCGTTTTCGCTATATAGATAGTAAATATAACGCAGGTGATGCATTATCTGATTATATCGTGTTGAGAGGATATGCAAAGTCAAACATTAGCATTACGCCTTATGCAGACATTTATCCAACTGTTAAGTTTGGTTCAGCCACAGTGAAAGAAAGAGGTGCAAGATTAACAACAACTACACTGATATGCCCATTAGATACACTGAATGATACTGAAATCATGATTTATTCATCTTCACAGCTTGCAAGTGTAGGTGATTTATCAGGTTTAAAAGTTGGTTTTGCTAATTTTGCTATGGCTACTCGTTTACAGTCCATTAAAATTGGTGACAGCGATTCTAGTTATGAAAATATTAACTTATCGTCATTAACGCTTGGTAACAATGTTCTTTTAAAAACTCTTGACGTTCGTAACTGCTCAGGACTTGGAGATACAACGATTGAAGGACATACACAAACAAGCGTTGACCTGTCAAATTGTTCAATTATTGAGAACATTTATTTTGACGGAACAAAGATACAGGGCATTACGCTTCCAAATGGTGGTAATGTTAAAGTCCTTCACCTTCCTAATACAATCACAAATCTTACAATTCTCAATCAGAAAAATATTACAGATTTGACGATTGCAGGTTATAGCAATATTTCAACTTTCCGCATTGAAAACAGTGTGGTTGACACAAAATCAATGATTAAACTAATTCCTGCAAATGCCCGTGTTCGTCTTATCGGATTCACATGGGAAATGGAAGATGATGACGAAATAGAAGAATATCTTGATATATTCGATACTATGCGCGGATTGGATGAATCAGGCAACAATATGGTAAATGCTCAGATTTCCGGTACAATGCATACAACTGCGTTAACTGGTTCACAGATTGCATCTTATCAGGAACGTTATCCATATCTGACTGTATTAGCTGATTACACAACAAGTTATCTCACCTATAAGTCCTATGATGGTTCTACAACTCTTAAAACAGTTGAATGTTACAATGGCGAACCGCAGGATACAGCACCGACAATTCCGTTTAAAACTGATTCCAGTGACGGACATTATTCCTACACAGGTATTGGTTGGAATACTGAAATGGATTCTGAAGTCGCTGATCCTAGCGCAATCACAAATGTCATTGCTGACAGGACTGTATATGCTGCATATAGTAAGACAGTCAAGACTTACACAGTTACATGGAAGAATGGTAGCACAGTTGTTGAAACAGATACTAATGTTCCGTGGGGTACTGTTCCGACATTCAACGGTACAACGCCGAAAGATTCATACGGAAACAATTCGACTGGTTGGGAACCGACAGTTGCAGCGATTACGGGCGATACAGTTTACACAGCATCGTTCAAACCGACTTACACAGCTACATTCGTTAGAAATCAGGCAGATGGTGGCGGCACTCTTTATACGCAGTCAGGTGTGCTTGAAGGTAATACACCTGTTTACAGTGGCTCTACACCTACAACTACTAAGGGCAGTACAGATGACTTTGAATTCATTGGTTGGAGTCCTGCTCTTGCACCGATTTCTGCAAATACTACATACACAGCACAGTTCAGAGACAAGCGTTCGATTGTTGTTCAATATCTGATGAGGACAACTACAAGTTATGAATCCACAACGAATACAGTTAAATTCGGTGAATATGGATTCTATAATGCTACGTCACTTGAAACTGCTACAGCACCAGTTGCACTTGTAGAACAGTACGCATTCCAGAACTGCTCAAATCTTACAACTGTTGACCTGTCTGCTACATCGGGTGCGGTTACTATCAATACGAATGCATTCTATAACAATGCAAAACTCGAAGCAGTTATTATTAGGAGTTCAACAATGGCTACGCTTGCTAATACAAGTGCATTCACCGGAACAAAGATTGCTTCTAAGAATGGTGCTATATATGTACCTGCGAATATGGTCGCTACATATAAGGCTAACTCAAACTGGGCGAACTACTTTATCGCATCCATCGACCAGTATCCGATTACAGATTTCTCAACAATTTCTGATAGTTGGGCTGAAATCATTGCAAATAACAATTATGCAACTGATTATAAAATTGGCGATACAAAGATGGTTGACCTTGGTTCTATGGGTAAACAGTATATGGAACTTGTTGCGTTTGATACAGATGATAAGGCAGACGGTTCAGGCAAAGCTAGAATGACTTGGATTTCAAGAGACTTAATAACAACTCATGCTATGAATTCTACCCAGAAGACCGTAGACGGAATTATTGGATATGCCGCAGGTGGATGGGAGAATTCTGATATGAGGGCATGGCTAAAATCTGATATCAAACCTCTTTTACCTGAAGTAGTTCGTAATGCCATCGTACCTGTAACGAAGGTATCTAGTACATATACGACTACACTTGTTAAAGATGGTCAGACCACAACGGACGATGTATGGATTCCGGGTCATAGGGAAATGTTCAAC